GCAATCTTGTTTTTCTGACACTAATACCTTAGTCAGGAGTAACGAAAATGAAAATACAAAGTACTAAAGATTTTACTAATGATCGTTTAACTATGCTTGTTTATGGAAACCCAGGCGTAGGTAAAACCAGTTTAGCTGCAACCATAAAAGAGAAGGTCTTGGTTGTTTCAGCTGAATCTGGACTTCTTTCTTTGCGCGGTAAAAACGTTGATTATGTAGAGATAGACGGTTTCTCTGCGCTTAGAGAAGTAAGAGAATATCTCGAAACTGATGAAGCTAAGAAAAAATACCAATGGCTTTTCATCGACTCGATTACAGAGCTAGGACAAAAACTTGTTGATCTCTTGAAGAAAAAATATCCAGATCGTAAGGATGGAATGGTTCTTTGGGGTGAATATAACGATCATATAACGGCGCTTATAAAATTATATCGAGACTTTAAACCTTACAACGTTGTTATGACTGGACTTCCTTCCGTTGATAAAGATGAGGTCGGTAGGCGCTTTACCGGCGTTGACTTATACGGAAAAGTTTCTGCTAAGATTCCCCAATTCTTTGATGAAGTGTTTTATTTAAAGGTTATAGAAAAAGAAGATGGAACTACTGAGCGTAGTTTAATTACATGTGAACATAATGGAACTATCGCCAAGGATAGATCTGGTAAGTTGGAATGCGTTGAGCCTGCAGACTTGTCTTTAATTAAGGATAAAATATTTGGTGTTAAAAAATGACTATAGATAAAATGTTTATAGGATTCATTCTAGCAACAATGTTTATGTTGTTTTTATTTCAAACGGTATTTTTGGTTAACTTAGAGAATAAGGTTATTGAAATGCAAATGAGCGAATGTTCGAGGTTTGAATGACAGATAAAGAGCTATTAAAACAAGCATTAAACTATTTAGAAAAAAGCAACCACACGGCTGAAATAAGTAAAACCCTTATAGAGATGTTGTATAAACAAAACAAACTCATGCGTGAGTGTTTAGAGTTTTATGCCAGAAATGGCAAAAATGCCCGAGAGTGTTTGGATAAAATAAATGAACTTAACTAGACTTACATTGTTGAGAGGGTGAAATGAAAAACAGCATCGAAGAAAGATTAAGATTGCATAAAGATTGGCTAGGAAACAACCCTGGTGGGGAAAGATTCTCTTGCCTCACAAAAGAAGATTTAATGTATGCGAACTTAATGTATGCGAACTTAATGGATGCGAACTTAAGGGGCGCGAACTTAAGGGGTGCGGACTTAAGGGGCGCGAACTTAAGGGGTGCGGACTTAAGGGATTCAGGATTACTTACTTTTATGTACGAAAGGGAAGCCGTCCATTACTGTGGCGGCGATAGCATAAGAATAGGCTGTGAATATCATACAGTTCAACACTGGCTAGAAAACTTTGAAGATATCGGAAGTAAGAACAGTTACACGAAAAAGCAAATAATGGCTTACAAATACATTATTGATCTTTGTGCAAGCATGTATACCGAACCCCTCGGTAAGTCCGAGTAGTTGGGAAAGAAAAGGATTATGAATCAAGCTATTTTAAGAGAATCGCGGTCGTGGTCGTGGTCTAGGTCGGGGTCTAGGTCGAGGTCGTGGTCGGGGTCTAGGTCGGGGTCGTGGTCGGGGTCGTGGTCTAGGTCTAGGTCGAGGTAAGCGTCGTTGTTGGAGTAGGTTTTAGTTTAATAAAGGAGAATGAAATGGAAATAGATTTAAGTGGAATTACAGGACATACAACAGAGAAAAAGGAATTTGAACTCATACCTGAAGGAACTACATTATTAATGCAGGTTGAATCAGTGGATGATTTTAAGACAAAGTCAGGCGGAACCAGAATCCAAGTAACGCTTTTGAGTGTTGATGATAAGAGCCCTCATTTCAGAAGAAAGATATGGGAATCTTTTAACGTTATAAATGACTCTGCGATGGCTGTTGAGATAAGCAAAAAGAGGCTAAAAGAACTTGCTGAGTCAGTAGATGTTAGGGGTGATAAGTTAGATGTTTATGACTTAGTTGGTAGATCTTGTAACTGTGTTATAGGAATAAGAACTCCGCCAAACTATGGCCCCGTTAACGTTGTTAAGAAATTTATTAAATATGAACCTGGAAACGAGATGCCATTCTAATGACTATCGAGAAAATGGCAAAAGAAATAGCTGAGAGCACTTGGCAGGATCTTCATGAGGGCGCTCTTACTATATATCATGGTAAGACTGATTTTCTAGAAACCTACGTGATAGCCTTCATTCATGGGTACAAATATGGGGAAAGTGATGCAAATGAGCGAAACCGAAGACAGATTACTCCACCAGTTTGATAACGAAGAGAGAGAAAGTTTCGATAGGCGAAGATATGTTTTGTGCATAGAGAGTTTAATACGGCACAACTTTTCTACCGAAGAAATTTTTCAAGAGATGAAGAAGTATAAGCTTGGGGACATGGAGTTAAGTTCTCTTTACCATATGGCAAAAGAGAGAGCTTCTGTCCCCCTTAAGACAATGAGAGATGTAATGCGATTAGTAAGGAGCGAGTTTAATGGATGATAATATGCAAGGGGTTCTCCAGAACCAACTCAATGAGCTTGACCATTTAATTTATAAGGCTAAAAAAAAGGGAATTGACACACTAGATATGTATTATCACATCATTAACCTTATGAACGAAAGGTCAAAGGTCAGGGAGAAAATGATAAAAAAACCTATTTTGGATGACAAATATCGTAGATATTTGGCTAAGTAGCACCGAACAGTAAGCGTGGATATAAATGAAAAGACTAAAATTAGCTTCGGGGTACTTATCGCAGCTGTGGGGACAGTTATAACCGTAGCTTCGTGGGTAGTGTATTATGTAGTTCAGACTCCAACCGTGGATTATGTAGATAAGTTGATAGACAAATCTAGTAGGGATTCTATAATTAGGCATGACAATACGTCTAAAGAGCTTGATTATATAAGGCGTAGAATTGATACTATATACGACAAGATGAACGAGGGGAAAAAATGAAACGCGGTTTATGCCTGGCTAACGTACCTGGGGATCATAAATTCATATATCCTTTCGGCGCTACGTTCATTCGTGTTAGCGATGTCAATGCTATATCTTTCGACAAGAATAATGACCTGCTTTTAGACTACTATGTAACGATAGGGCAACCTGAAGATACTCCAGAAATAGTCGCTCAAAGAATCAGCTCTCTTCATGACCAGCTTTCATCGTTAAAGCCTCTGTTTTATGCTGTTGTAAATGAGAAAAACGAAATGGGATTCAGCTTCATTGAAGAGATTAGGGAGCTTTTACTGGGTAGAGGTATAACTATCTGTAAGGGCGCTCACACGTCGTGTACAGAAAGAGCTGCTTACGCTATCTACAAGGATTACTTCGAGGGTAAAAAATATTTCGTTCCTGAAAAATACCATGTAGTTCATTTTTATTTAAAGCCATGTAGTTTTTGGAACCTGTTCGATAATTGGAGAAGAGTTAGGCGCTTTAGATATATAGTTAAAAACTTAATACAAAAAGGCGTAGAGCGCGTAATTATTGGTGAAAGCCACGATGGGGATAAGTTCAAAAAGGGATTTCCTGACCACGGAGACTTTGTCTATTCGACAAAAAAAGGTGTTGATAAAATATTTTCAGAAGCATCTGACTTAGGATGTTACGCCGCACTATATTATCACGCTCCATTTCTAGACTACCCAGGCAACACTGTTCTAGGTAAATAATCTAGTCATTGGACGCATTGCGTTTGCTTTAATATATAGGTATGGATTGGACTAAGTATTATACTTTTGCGCGAAATAAGGGGATGCGATACGAGGACTGCGAGGACTTCGCGTCTTACGCATGCTCTCAAATATTAGGCGGAAGAAAAGCGCCCATGAGGTTCCTTATTGTCGATTACATGCGAGAAGTATACGGATCAACAAGGTCTAAGTCTGGGCGTCTTAAAATGAAAAGTAACCATGGCTGGGGACGCCAAGACGTTGAGGATAATAAAGAGGTGATTGAAGATGTCGATGAGAGCAGGGCGAAGGCTAGGCTTATCTTCCATGTCGCTAGTAACTTCAAGTCAGTCGATAGGGCTGTGATAATCCTAATGTGCCACTATGGGTACAAGTCTGTAGAGCTTGCCTTTATTTTCGGTCTTTCAGATACAAGAGTTAGCCAGATTATCAAAGGTATAAATGTTAAAATAAATGAGCTGAACAAGGACGAGGGTTTTTTTTCAGGGGATATAAAAAACGAGTTATGTGGATTTATTCCGGAAGATAAGAAGTTTCACTAGTTTGGCAATTCTTTTTGAAGCATCTTTTTGCTTCTTTCGGATTCATACCTAGATATAATTTCTTCCAAGTATTCCAAACTATCACAAACAATCCCAAAGCCATTGTTATCTATAACCCTCTCAATAAATGCCCTTTGTTCATCTCTTAACGTAGATCTTCGTCCTTTAGTCTTTACCTCTATAGCTACAAACTGACCGGATGGTGCTACACCAAGGATGTCGGGAGTTCCTTTTTTGATTCCAGAACTCCTAAAAAAGTATCCGCCTTTTCCATCGGGTGTCTTTATAGCTTTAGCCTCTACTTCAAATAAGAAGTAATTTTTCATTCTTAAATATTTAAGGATAGAAAGCTGGAGTTCTTTTTCGGGCTTTTTGTTGGATCTTTTGGGCTTAGGAGGATCGAATGTTACATCTGCACTTCCGAAAAGGGCATCAGTTATTTTCTTACCGTCTATATTATTCTGGAAACTTTTTTTGCGCATTTCCTATCCTTTGGACTGACACCTACTTCGAATGTGACAAAGTCACCAATCTTAAAAAGCTCCAACCTTGGGGATTCTGATAAGTTTAAAACGACATCCATGGCATGGAAAAATATTTCTTCTTCATCGCCATAAACTAGATAGTTAATGAAACCATAACTCTTTTGAGGGAAATAAACCTTAACTCGTCCTTGCATTAAAATCACCATTCACTTGTAAATGAAAATGAAACCCACCAAACTTAGGGTCTCCAAAATTATGCCACATCAAGGATTTTAACTTAGGCCTCTTAGGATCATAGACAAATTTAGAGTTAATTTCATCTAAAATATCTTGATGAACATGACAAAACGGTAATATTTCTCCATGTTTATCAATAATTATAAAATCAACTGCCCTCCCTGTGGCGTGTATTCCTGAATCTGAAGTTTTCGGCCTTATGATGCTTGTCACCAACAGGCTATGGCCTAGGCGTTCTATTCGATAGTTAGCAAGTCCCAGAATGTAGAACGCCTTTGGATCTATCGCTAGTAGCATCCCTGATCTAGCCGAGCTGTTTTTTTGTATTTTCATTTTATTTTATTAAAGATTAGCTTCACCAAGTAGGCGATAAAAAGCCCCATAGCATTGTCAGCTTGCGCTTTGTTGCTATGAGGCCCTTTGTAGCTATTATTTTCCTCGGGCTGAGATAACATTTAAGGCCTTAAGAATAAGGTTGGAGAAAAAGTTCAAGTATTTGTAGATTTTATTATCTACATCTGATTCGGTCTTGTCTTTGATAAGTTCAAAAAACTTAGCCAAGGATACGATAATTGCATTAAACCCAGTTACAATTCCGACAACCATGAGTATATCAATGTTGAAAATCTTCTGTATGATTCCATTTATGAATTCCATATTAATCCTCCTGAGTATCTTCTTCGGTAGTCATACCTCTATTTTCCATCATTTTTTTTCTTTTCTTGCGAAGCTTATCTTCCATAACTTTAGACTTAGTGTCTTCAGTTGCTCCGTATCCAGTCTTAAGTAAGCCTTTGCCTTCGTTTAGATCTTTGAAGCTGTTCATTCTTTTGCCCTTAATAAGCCTGTAGCGACTCCGATGCTTGCAGGATTTAAGCTAGCTGCTTTTTCGCCCAGTTTTTTTATTTTGGATAAACCTGGAGACCTAGATAGAGCGTCTAACCCTCTAGCTCCTGCTGCCGCCCCATACCCTCGCATTACTTTATTTGCCCCTGCTGCGCCCAGTCCTATAAGGCCGCCCACAGGCCCGGCCTGCATGAGTCCAGCTGCTCCGCCACCAACTCCAGCAATGGTGTCAGTTAACCCAAAAAATCTATTAGCAGACTCTCTAGAAACCTTATCTGCAGAAATATTCAAAACATCAGATGAGAGACCAAAATCTGAATTTGCTTTCTTAAGAGCTTCCGCTGCTTTTTTGTCTGGAGAGAACTTTGAAAAAGCATCTACCATGTCATCTGTTTTAGTTCTTAAAACTCTTCTTATTTCAGTAAGCCCTTTTTGATTGAAGGGAAGCTCACCCTGTGATTTTGACCAGTTTATCAGCTTGTCAACTTCCTGCCTTGCTCTATTAAGTTTATCAATAGGGATAATCTCATTGTTGGGAAATCCTGCGATATCGTCAATGATTCCTGCCATTTCTTTCATGTACGCTTCTTTTTTAATAGTAGGGGATGACTTTTGGATAGCCTCCATAAGTTCCTGTGTAAGAGATTCTCCAGTTGGTATGGCGTTAATTACTTTGCTTTGGCTCCCTGGAGACAGTTTGCCAAACATCTTTGGATCATCTATAAACCGAGAGGCTTTAGTATATATTTCCCCAATTTCACTTCCGGCTTTTTCTTTAATCATTGCTGATTTTTCAGCTATATCATCAAAGGTGTCGCCAATTTTCATTAAAGGAGTTTCTTTACCTGCAACATCCACCTTTTTATCTAAAAGAAATCTACCTAGTTTATTTATTTTCCCTCTTTTATCCGCTGCTCTAAAATCTTTCAACATAGCTCCAGATTGCTTTAAAGCTAATCTTTCAGCTGCGTCTTTAGCTGTGTTCTCTAAACCGCCGATAGTCTTTGCTACTTTTCCTGCGCTCGACAATAAGCCTTGCGCTCCAGCGCCTAACCCAAAACCGATAGCTGCATTTTCAGCTCTAGCTCCGATATCAGCAAAACCTGTTTCGGGAGTTTCTAAAGCCCCAATCGTACCACCACCAAGCCCAGCACTTCCAAGCTTAGCCATTGTGCTAGCGTCCTTGCCGACCTTAAAAGCCTTGCCAACTTTAGGGAGCATGCCTAAACCCTTAGCGACAGCACCGCCGCCCGTTATTGCGCCACCTAAAGTTCCTATTAGTCCAGCGGCAGGGTTTTGTTTTTCGCCTTCTTTGGTTAAAGCTTTATATTCAGACACCCTCTGATCGAAAGGTTTTTCGTCTCCCAGGCCTACCATTTCACCAAGCTCTGCCACACCAGAAGCTAAATATGGGTAGGTTCCAAACGAGGCTGTAGTAGCCGCAGATCTAATCCCTGCAGCTACAGGGGATATATTTTGTTTAGATATTCCCTCTAGGGACTCCATTTCTTTATCAGAAATAACTCTACCTTTAGGATTTGATTGCTCTATCTTGGACATTTCGTCATCAGAGATAAATTTAGGCATTATTCGATCTCTTCCCATCCACCTGGGACTTTTCGATATTTTTTACCGCCTACTTCTTTTAGATTCGGATCGGCCATAATGTTTTGCTGTAGAAGTCCTGATTTTTTAGGCTCCGGGTTCTCTGCTCCGGCCACCATGTCGTATGCTGGCAATCCTTGGGCTTTTAAATTTTCATAAGCCTGTGTCCTGTTTTGTTTTTTTTGAGACAATACATCTTGGGAATCCCCCCACGCAGGGAAGTACTGCTTAGATGCGTTATCGAACTCAGCTTCAGATATTGCCGCTCCGGACTCTGGCCTCAACACAGCATTTACAAAATTTCTCTTAGCTTGATCGAACTGTTTTATCTCGGAAGATTTAAAAGCTTCCGGCATAAGTCCCGATCCCTGTGCCGCAGATCCAATAGACGTTGGATCAAAACCCTTTTCTGCTAGGTCATCAAAAACATTCTCGCTTTGCTCAATCCTCTTGGCGAATCCAGCTGTTTCGAATTGTTTGGTAGTGGGCATTTTTTCTTTTTTTGCTATTTTCGATTTTTCAAAATTCCTGCTTTTGTCTTTTTCTAAAATGTCATAATATCTGTTTTTAAGATTTTTTTCAGATTCAAACTTCTTGTTTTTAAAAGCTAAATCTTCAGCTCTTAAAGAGTCTTCTTTTTCCATTTTTTGCGCAAGGAGGCCGGATTCTCTTGTGTAGTCTTTTTCCCTCAGACCTTCTTTATAGGCTCTATCGTCAGCTATTAAGCCTTTTTGATTTTCCTGGTCCTCTCTGCGTCTTTTACCTTCTATAATTCCGCTAACAAGGTTTTTTAAAAATTCATTTTGAAAAGATGCGGTATTACTTCCTTGTGCCATATATTTTTCCTTAAGCTATGTTTCCAGTGGTATTTTGGTAGTTTCCTGAGTAGTTAATTTTTCCTTGTTGCTGATTTTGGGCAGGCTGAGCGTTGCTGCTGTTATTTTTACCCATGTTATTGCCTATAGCGTTTCCTGTCATATTGCCCATAAATCCACCAACCATTCCTAGTAGCTTTCCTTTTTGAGCACTACGGTATGCCTGGTATTCGTTTTGAGCCTGGACGTACTGTTGTTGCGCCTGTACTTGTTGCGAGTTTAATTGTTGTAACGAAGAGAGGTTATTAAAGCTCCTAGCGCCATATCCCTCTGCCATCCTGTTTCTTTTTAGAGAGCTCAAGTCATTGTCATAAGCTTTTTGTATTCTGCTCTGCAGAGCCTGGTTTATCGCGGCTTGATCTTCACTAACCCCTCCTAATGACGACTCATAAAGTTCTGCCTGCTGTTCTTGGGAGTCCGGTAGGCTTGATATGTTTTTATCGATCTCAGCAAGGTCTTTTTGTAGATAATAGTCTGGATCAGCTTCTTTTTTTGCTAAATCTAAAAGCCTTCCCGTGCCATCATTAACACCATCAAATAGTGCGGATCTTTCAGGCGCCTTAATCTTTAAGGCATCTTCTTCTTTTTTGAACGTCCCAAATATACTCATAATTCCCTAAGCGAAAAGAGAGCCCCTAATAGCCCCCGTAAGTGGGCTCATTCGGCCAATATAAGACTCTCTAGCCTGAAGTTGCCTTTTGTATAAATCATTCTTTAACTGCTGATCAACTTGAGCCGCCTGAAGTTCACCCTGGAGGGCATCAAAGTCCATTCTCTTTGTCTCTTCCGCTATATCCTTTGATATGGCTCCTTGAGCTCCCATTAGATCGCCGCTTAATCCTGAATTAAGCTGGCCTTCTGCGCCCTGTCTCAATCCTGAGTAAAGCAAGCCTCTTTTATTAGCTCCCTGTCTCACTCCTTGAATGTTTCCAGCAAGCTCTTTTCTTAAGCCATCCCCTGCGACGTTAAATCTTTTTGTCTGTAGTTCAGGCGCTTGTTTTTTATATTCATCAGCTTGTTTTCTTTGCTCTGACGCTATTCCTTTAGTTCTTTCAGAAAGCTTCTTAAGATACGGATCTTCTTCTATCTTTAAGGAGTCCACACCTCTCTGCAGTCTCTTATTAGGTTTAAAAATTTCTTTAAAAAATCCCATAGTTCTCCTAAAAAACTAAAACGCTGGCCGTTCCAGCAGTATCCGATTGTAAATAGATTAAATCTTTTGTGTTAGCAGTAGAACCACTAAAAACGTCCATAGCCGCATTTTTCCTAACAGGTATATAATATTGAGGAACCCTGCCCAAGCTGTGAGAAAACTGCGTGTTGGTATCTGCGAAAGCAAAGTTACATGTGATAATTGACACTCTTAAGTTGTCGGCAATATCTACATTTCCATTAATCGCATCAACGATCTGCGACAAAAGAAGCGATGAAAACCTTCTGAAGTCTTCGAACTTTTCAATGTTGTCCAAAGTTTGAGGAACTTTAATTTTAGCCATTAAGTTGACCTCTGATATCTGTATTCTAATGCATAGCCGTATATCTGCATTGCCATTGTTGCGCTGTAGCTAAAGTATTCCATTTGAAGAGATTTTGCTGGTATCCCGAAATCTATCCGGCTCTGATATTCATTAAAATACATGTCTTTAGTATACACCATTGATGCGCCGTAGTTTTTGTAAAAGTTAACAGAGATATATGCTGTTGATCCTGTGAGCGGCTCAACATTCAAGTATAATCGCCTAAACTGCTTGGTGGTACTTTCTCCCATTTCATGGTGAAACTTTGTCTTAATGAGACATGTCATACCTTGGTTTAGGTCACCAAAGAGGCTTGCACCGAAGTAAGCCACAGTTCCACTGTACCCACCGTACATTGCAGTTTGTTTTTCCAGTGAGTTTTTAGCCAAGGACAAACTTGATGGGTTAAAGCCTTCGTATTTAGTCCAACCATCTGATACGTAGTCATAAACTATTGTACAATTATTAACCTCAGATCCGCCGCATGGAATCCCGAACCAGACTTCGTTTCTTTCTTTAAAGTGAATAGCCACAGCATTATCTCTCGCCGCAGAAATGTTCATCTCTGAAAATATATTTTCTACCCTAGTACTGATAATACTAACGTTTGCGCCATTATATTGAGCTATGCCTTTTCTGTCCAGAAACCAGCATTGATCTTCCCAAACAACTATGGCTCTATTACTTAAGCATCCATACTGATTAGTAATCTCTCGTAGTAAAAAGTTAGAAGGATTGTCGCCAGATAAAGCGTGCAAAGATCTCTCTTTAAAAACAAGAAGCTGACCTAGGTAAGATTTTTTACCAGTTACTCTGTCGCCATCATTTGTTCTAACCTCAAAAAAACTTTCTGTCTTAACACCTTCAGGTTCACCAAGCTCTGAAAAATACACACTAGACAGCAATCCAGAAAATCCCGACATGAATAATTGATTATTGTATATCTCAGCATATCTCGGAATAAGAGTAAATTGAGATATAGGCGGTAGTGAGTTTGCTCCCAGGGGAAAATTAGTGTCGTCAAATATTGTTGCCCCAGCTACAGCAGAGCCAATCTGAAACAGATCAGAGCCATCTACCGACGTACGGTAAAAGATCAGTCCGGTGATCCCGTAGCCACTCGGTGTAGTAAGGCCGTAAAGCCTAACCGCACTAGCTCCTGCTGGGTTAATAGTGAGGCCTATCAAGCCTGGTCCGGCAAAGCCTCTTTCGTTTAAATATCCATAAGCGTATTGTAGATTGCCAGAAAATCCAGATCCGCTACCAGCACCAACTAAAGTTCCCCCAAGGTTTACTCCCACAGGTAATGAATAGTTTCTTGCTGTATTGTTATCGTAAACAAATGCATCAGTGCCATTGAAAGCAAAAAGCCTATCAACAAAAGTAACAAAATCGAATATCGCCGCATCCTTTAGACCAGATCGGAAACTAATAAAACTTCCGGAGTCTACGTAGTATGCATTTGTATTTGCTGTAGCTATTAACTTGCTAGATCCATTAAGCCTTTCGAACTCATACAGTCCTGAAATTCTACCCTGAACAGTAGCGCCAACTAATAGTGAGCTACCCCACCTTTTAGTCCAAGAACCAGGGGCGGAAAAATCCATATTAGTGAGATCTAAAACTTCATTTTCCCCCGTTAGGTACTGACTTAGTTTTGAATTTATACCTTTTAAATTAGCATAAGACTCAGTTTTGAATTTCTGGTTAGGCATTACCAGTTATTCCATCCGGTATTACTTTCAGTAACAACCACAGATCTAGGCTTATCCACTGTCCTATTTTCAGAGTCCCTTTTTAGCATTTCTTCGTACTTTGCTTTTTTCTCTAATAAATTAGTTGGAACCCTGTCATCCTTGATGAAACCATCCTGAGCCGCTAAAAGAGCTATAAACTCATGGTACTCATCAGGAACGTCAGGAACGTCAGTATCAAGAATCATATCTGTAACCCTATAGCTGTACTGTATTCTTAATTTATAAGCCTGATCAGGCGTTGGATATAATCTAAATTTATTCTTCATCAAGGTGTAAGCGTACGGTGTCCCAGGGCTTGTCTCGACAAGGTCTTGTTGGTTTAATGTAATCCCATCAAGTTGACGTTTACTTTCGTTTGGAGCTACGCCACTAGTTACTAACTCAATCCTGTTAACTTCCATGAAGTCTCCAGGGATTATGTAGTCACACTGGTTTGTGATAGTTTCAGTTTCTCCGCATTTTAAGTAAAAGTTTTCACCAGCTTGAAGAAGTATTTTTTGAGTTTCTTTTTGTGCGTTATTTATCCATTTATCAACCTGAACTGATGTAAAATAATCACCCTGCAAATCATCTAGCCAATACCAAACTAATTCGCGTAACTCTAAAAATGTCATAGAACCCCTATATTTTAAAAAATTATTTCAGTTCCATTCAGCAATTAGTACAATCATCCCACGTTGTGGAAACAGGCTCAATAGCACAATCTGTACATTGAGCCCAAATCCCATCAATCGGCCATAAAAACCCGAAGGTATTTAAGCCAAGCCCTTCGATAGTATTAAAAGCAACAAATCCTTGCGTATTTAACGCATCGCCTACAATTTGAACGTCGAAGGGTAATTGAGCCATTTATTATTCCTCTTTAAATTTAAAAACCAATGCTTAAAGTCATTAAAGCTATATTCAACCTTAATTCCACTCATTCCATAAGTCTTATACCTATTATTAGTTGTGGAATAACACCTTTTCCTTTGGTTATAATAAGCATCTCGTATTTTATTTATAATAATCTTATTCTCCATTGAATAATTCCAGCCAGTTTTTAGCTAAAGACTCCCAAGACATGGCATCCATATCAAGGTCGACTCGCTCCCATTTTCTTTCTTTAATTGCAAGAATGGCCTCTTTGGCAGCTTCGGTTATAAGATCAGGATTATTAATGTCTTTATCAATAATTGACGCCATGCCGTTTTCTTTTAATGGTGGTACAAAATCTCTTAAAGATCCAATTGGCCTGACTATAGGATAAACCTTTGATGCCACAGCTTCAAATAATGTTATGCAAAAAGTTTCATACCAGTGCCCTACATAAATCCATAGGCAGGACTCACTAAAGTGTCTCATCAACTCTTTTTGCTCAGTATTCCCATAGTATGTAACATATGGACGATCAGAGATCATTTTCTCTAATTCGTTAACTAAGTCTTTTCTTCCGCCCTTAAGAAGATTATCAAAGCCATAAAACACATGAAGCGTAGTTTCGGGAATCTCTTTTATAACTTCATCAAGGATAAGCATTGCTTCTTTTAAGCCTCGATCTGGGCTAGATGAGAAAATAACCTTCCCTGGTACTTTCTCAACTCCATCCTGAATTTTAAACTTTTCAGGATTAAGGCCGTTTCTTGTGATTACAATTTTTTCATCTGGAATCATTTTATATAAAGATTTAACGTATTCTTTTTGAAAAGGGCTTAACACCAAAAGCTTATCGTAAACTTCATGATTTTCCATTCCTTGGATAATCAAGTCATGTGACCACGCATAAGTTTTAGCATTTGTGACTTTAATATTATGTCTCCAAGCTATGTGGATATCTGGTTTGAATTTAGCCATATACTCGTTCAGCTTAGTTGTTGGTAAGTATCTAACGCCATTAGATTCTAATTCGTCTTCTCTAGCATTGAAAACAATAACGTTCCTACCAAGCTTGGCGAAATTCTCAGCTATCTCAACTGCAGCGGTTTCACTACCACCTATACCCTTTTCTCTATAGATATCGCCGTCCCACTTATACAAACCTTGAGGTGGGCATGTGATAACAATATCATCGCACTCAACTGGATTAGTTTTGTTAAAATCTAAAGCTGAAACTTTATTTATTTCGGAAATAAGCATCTTGCTTTCAGGATGCTCAGCATTTCCCGATTCCATTATTTCTTTTTTGGCTTTCTCTAAACTACCCATCTGAAAATAGATTCTAGCCATTTGATTAGAAGGGTAAACGTCATAAGCGTCTTTAAACGTGAAAAGAGCACCGCTTGCTCCCATTGAGTTAGAGCCCTGATTAATACATACCTTAGCAGCCGCGAACATAGGAAGCGCATCTACCATTCTGTTCATCTTTAAGTAAGCGTCACCAATCTGGCAATAAAACTCAGCTCTGTGCGGAGTTAAAATCAAAGCTTTCTGAGCGAGGTTAATAGCATGAAACAAATCCTCACCCTCGTTATTTCCCATTTTTCTTTTCAAATCATCGATGTGGTTTAGTGAGTATATAGCATATTGATAAGAAAGGATTTTATCGTGAAATTCTAACTTATCGTCTTCGAAGGCTTTGTAAAACCATTCAAGAGCCTCTCGTGGAGACTGAGCTTCAAACAATTCTTTTGCATAGTAAAATTTAAGCCTAGCATCTAACTCAAGTCCAGAAGCTATTTTATCTTTAAAGATTCTAATGTTTCTTGATCTATCTTGCTTCAGATCTTCATCTGATCGCATATGCTTAACGTCCCAGCTAAAGATAAAATTATTTTGAGTAACTCCAGGAACCGCCATGATTCCTTCATGAATAAAATAGTTCCATCTGTGCTCAGGAATGTTTTTTACGACGCGTTCCCTGAGAAAAGTACATGTAGGGTTAAAAGAACTATCAAGAGCATAATGATAGTTAGCAAGCCAGTAATTAGCTGTCTCCATAGCAGTATCACGCCATTTTTTAAATTCTTCTTTGCCATTTAGAATATCATCACAGTCTAACCAGCAAATATAATCGCATTCAGTATGACTAAAAGAATAATTCCTAGCAGCACCAAAGTCGTTAATCCAATCAAAGTTATGAACATTACAACCAAAAGCTTTTGCGATCTCGACAGTTCTATCAGTCGAACCGGTGTCAGTGACATGAATTTCATCAAAGCACCCTTCAACTGATTCCAAAAGTCTTGGTAAGTTAGATTCTTCATTTTTTGCTATCACGCACAAAGCTATACTTGGTCTACTCATAAGTTCTCCCATTAAAGTTCATTTCAACTTATGCTAGTTAGCTTTTTGTGGATTGAGAACTATTATTAGTTAAAGTTTTCTCCCTTAACAATGTAGTAGATCCACGATTGTAAACCATCCACTGCGTGTTATTTTTATTATAAACTGCGTCACCTTCAAGCCACTCTAAAAATCTTTTTGCATATCCAAGCAAACTTGCTGGATCTATTGCGGTGTCTCCAAAAGAATCTGATGCATATCCAGCTATTTGATCAACTGCGCTTAATGGATCAAGAACACCGGTCACATATCTGTCATTATCAACCAAGCCTACACCACCATCTAAAAGAAATTGAAGTCCAACTGTAGCCCCAAATGCAGTTATCCCATAAGCAAATGAATAAAACCCGGTAGTGGTTCCAACCTCACTAATGCTTGGTGGAGTCAATAATGTTCCACCCGTTGTCTGAAATATAACAAAAGTTGGACCTAATCCTGTGTTTGATCTTGGATCGCCACTTCCGAAAGTGACCGTGTAAGTTTTTTCCATTCATCTACTCCGATTGTTTTTTTGAATTCATCAAATTTATCTAAAATTTTATCTGCATTAGGTATTGGGTATTTATTTGGAAAATCCATAAGACCTAAGGCTTTTTCTTTCATCTCTTCGGGCAATATTGCTATTTTTAGCAATTGTCCTAAAGGATGGCCCTGAACTGCAGCGTTATATATAATTCTTGTTACCCAAATATCTTCCATCGCATCATCGTGATCTACGTACTGCGCAGACACTTCGGGTATTAATTTTTTAGCATGTTCATAAAAAGCATTTAAAGAAACTTTTCTATCTTCTAGTTGCTCACAATGGTCCTTGTATTCAAACCTAGCCTTATCATATTGGATTTTAGCTATTCTGTATTTCCTAGATTCAGTTCCTTCTTTTTCACCAAGGTTTTCTAGAGTCTCTAGCTTCTCTTCGATATCGATTTCTTTTTCTTCTTTGGTGAACTGCATTCCAATGATTGCGTGATAAGAAGTTCTTAAATTTCTCAAAGAGGCCTCAAGCCTATCGGCTGGATGTATAAGATCGTGTCCTATGCCATCAGATCCGTAGATGCATTCTTTTGCGCTTTGGTGTGAAAAATACCACTTCCTATGCGTTTCACTTAGTACATTTTCAATTTCATTAAGATTCATTTTAGAA